TTTACCGGTTAAAAGCCGGTTACTTTACCTTTAAGTTATACCCCCATATCAAGATTTAACGTGCCAACCTTGATATGGGAATCAAAGTTGACACTACTGCTTACCTCGTTTCATATTATTTCCTTTGTTTATTTTTTTGGTTCTGCTATCTTTTTAAGAATATCTTTTTTAATAAGACAATCTCGTTGTGTCCCCATTCTAAAAACTCTTAGATAATCAACACCATCAATTTGATGAATATCTTTAATGTTCTTACAATAAAAACGTTCTCTGTTACGTATATTTTCAAAGTATAATGTTTTCATAATGTTCTCCTTAAAATGGACGTGTGGGTGAGATTTGAACTCACGGGTTTAGGGATTTGCAATCCCTTGCATTGGGCCACTCTGCCACCACACGATAAATTATTTGGTGCGACCTAAGAGATTCGAACTCCTGACCCCTAAGTTCGTAGCCTAGTGCTCTATCCAACTGAGCTAAGGTCGCATCATAAATATAATGTGTAGTAGTTAACCTAACACTCAAGGATGCAGACTCTAAGAATTTTTTAGGTTTCCTCTTAGACTAGATGAATGCCAAATTGTTACTACACACTTTTTATGGCAGGGGGTATAGGATTCGAACCTATGCATGACGGAATCAAAATCCGTAGTCTTAACCAACTTGACGAACCCCCAACAAAACAGTAAACACACGTACTCTACCTTTCAGGGGTAGGTCATATTGTTCTTTACATGTGCTATTCTAAAAAATACTATGGTTGATCTTGGCCTAACCCTCTATATTAAGGAGACTAAGGATAGTATGTTTTAGAATAGCATGAGATTACTCTCATACTATGATAGGGACAATACCCTAACCAGTAGTCTTACTAACACGTTATCGCCATGTTTTCATGTATACTGTCCGCCCATTAGATACACTTAACGCTGTATTCCGGCTCTCGTTGCCTTTTCACGTTTGAGTTTACTTAAACAAAACTTTCGTTTTCTTTTCTAACTCTGATTGACTGAGTACACGTTTTACTTTGTCCTCAATCAATTTTTTTCGTTGTTCCTCTGATATTGAATGATTTTTCAACCAATTAATTTTGTCAGAAGAACAATATTCTATATCTTTTTTCATTTTCTTATAATCCTATACGCTACAAAAACAAAAACCCCTGAGACTTTTTAGTTTCCCAGGGGTTTGATAAATGTAGTTATGATGTTAACTTGTTACCTAGTCCCCGGGTCTCTTAAAGAATCTTCATTTGAACCGCGAATAATTGTAGGATATGCTGGTACAAAACTTATGGCTAGCGTTAGCCATTGTCCGTTATGTTTCTGCATGTTACAAGATTTATTCATCATAGTCTTTTATTTAGTCCTGGTTAAAAAAAACATCAAATAAGATGTGTTTTTTGAATTTATGTATGTATTGTATATGAATTACCATTCATTGTCAACACTTATCTTTTTTCATTTGCCCAAAAGTTAAAGTTAAATATCTAATGAACTTTGACCCCAATGATTACTCTATAGTGTTTCTAAGTTATGATGAGCCAAATTGTGAAGAAAATTATCAACACCTATTGTCTCTACGTCCTGATGCACTAAGAGTCCACGGGGTAACTGGTTCTGATACTGCACATAAAAAATGTGCTGAGATATCAAAAACAAGTAGGGTTATTATAGTTGATGGTGATAACATTGTCAATCCTGACTTCTTCAAGTGTAAATTTGAATTACCTGAAACATATAACCCTGATACTTCTGTTTTAAGCTTCTCTGCATATAACATAGTTAATGGCTGTCAATATGGTAACGGAAGCATTAAATCTTGGCCTGTTTCATTAATACAAACAATGCAAACACACGAAAACGGAAATCCAGAATCTATTGATTTTGATTTTAGCAACTATATTCAGTTGAATCAAATTGCATCTAATGTTCATATAAACGCAAGCCCACTACAAGCATGGCGATCCGGCTTTAGAGAAGGTATAAAACTAACACTGGACAAACAAATCAATTGGCGTAACTATGATAGACTTTGGAGATGGATGCATTTGGGTGCAGATACTACTAATGGATTGTGGGCAATGCACGGTGCAAGGTTTAGTGTTTACTTGACCAAAGTAAGCGGTTGGGATTATATTGAAGGTGTTAAGAACTTTGAACTACTAGATATGATGTTCCAACAATTAGGAGATTTGTCAGGAAATAAATTGATTGAAGATATAAATAGAATGGGAACTGGACTTAGACTATTCTTTAATAAAAAAATAACAGAATCACTTTCTGCAAATGATAGCAAGGAGTATAAAGACTCTATTACTAGTATACTAAGAGTACCTGATAATAAACCCTATGATATTGTTTTCATTAGTTATAATGAATCTTATGCTGATACAAACTATCAAAAATTATTGAACAGATTCCCTGATGCAAAAAGAATCAACGGAATAAAAGGTATACATTCAGCACATAGAGAAGCAGCTAAGATATGCAGTTCAGACTATTTTTGGGTAGTTGACGCTGATGCTGAAATAGTTGGTACATTTAATTTTGATTATATAGTTCCTTTTTATGAAGAACCTAAAGTTAGAGTATGGCGTAGTAAGAATGCAGTTAATGATTTAATTTATGGAAACGGTGGTGTTAAACTCTTACCAAGAATGAATGTTATACGTATGTCTGATACAACAGTTGATATGACTACTAGTATAAGCCACTTGTATGAACCTATATTTGAATTGAGTAATATTAATAATTTTAACTCTGATGCATTTAATGCATGGCGAAGTGCATTTCGTGAATGCGTGAAATTAAGTAGTCAAGTAATTGACCGTCAAGTATCAGATGAAACTAAACAACGATTGGATATTTGGTGTAACGTAGGTCTTGATAAACCTTTTGGTGAATATGTACTTGCTGGTGCTAATGCAGGGCGTGAGTATGGTGAAAGACATAAAGACAACAAAGGTATGCTAAACAAAATCAATGATTATACTTGGCTAGAGAAAAAATTTCAAAACAATTATTAATATGACAGACTTTACTAAAATACCATTTGATAAAATAGTTAAGTTTGGACAAGATACCATGCTAGACAAAGACTTGTTTAGTATAAGTTGGATTTTAGGTAGATTTTGTAATTACAATTGTAGTTACTGTTGGCCGTATGCTCATAGTGACAAGCCTGATTATCAACCATTAAGTACAAATTTAAAAACAATAGAATCAATAAAAAATCAAGCAAACAACAATGGTTTTAATAATTTTCATTGGTCATTCAGTGGTGGAGAACCAACAGCATATAAGGAACTATTAGCAGTTATGTATGAAGTTTCTAATGACAGTATACATATGACTACTAATTTAAGCCCAAGCATCAATTGGTGGGATAGATATTTAAATATGACTAGAGCATCAAGACGCCGTAGTATTACCGCAAGTTTTCATCATGAGTTTGCCGATGAGAAAGAATTTGGTGACAAGATTTTGTACTTAATGAAAAACAATGTTTTTGTTACAATAAACCAAGTTATGGTTCCTTCAAAGTTTAATGAACTATATGAAAGAGGTAAACGATTTAATGATAGAGGAATAAATGTTACATTAAAACCACAAAGTGATATTACTGCTAGTTTTGTTATTAATGAATATAATGATGACATGCTTTATAAGATGCGTACCGGATTCCCTCAAAAAAGTTCAGAACAAGAAGTATTACAAGTTAAACTAATTGATAACGAAAGAAAAGTTTATTTCATTGACCAAGCAGAACGATTTAATAGTTATGGATTTAATAAATTTAAAGATTGGAAATGTAATGCAGGTTATCAGGGAATAATAATCCGTAGTAATGAAGTTAAAAGAAGTTATAGTTGCAAAGAAGAAATACTAGGGACATTAACAGAAGGGTTTATTATTTTTGATAGACCAAAAGTTTGTGTTACGGATACATGCGTAAGTAGCGCAGATAGCAAGATACCAAAATGGAAAGAGTAATTACATTTGGATGTTCATTAACATACGGACATGGGTTGCCGGATTGTTTTTCTCCACCCAAAGACCCTGGACCAAATCCAAGTAACTTAGGGTGGCCATCTATAATTGCTAAATGCTTGGGTAAAGAATGTATTAATATTTCTAGCCCAGGCGCAAGTAATAAAAAGATATGGAATGATATCATACATTTTGATTACCAAGAAACTGATATAGTTTTTGTATTATGGAGTTATATAGAAAGGTCTAGTATTATACATAGTAATAAAAAAATTACATTCATAGGTCCATGGGCACCGGATCATAGTAATTATTAC